GCCAACTTCAATTTCTTGTATTTTTTCTGTTCTAGCTATATCGTAACTAAATTCTTGTATACCTCTTTTGGCATGAAATAATACATCTGATTTTTTTACACTAGGTATTAATTTACCATCACCAACAAATGCAACCATGTAGTTGTTTATAGCATCGTTTAAAGATATATATCTGTAATCCCCAAATTTATTTAATGAACCAGTTGGTTTAATTTCTATAATTTTACCAGCAAGTGGAGCACCATTGTTTGCAAGAACATCTGCATTGCTTACATTGCCCGAAAAGGTTACTGTTGGAGAACTATAACTGTAATTATTTGTGTTTATTTCTTTGCCATCTACAAATACAACAACACTAGTGGGAATTGATTCAAAAGCGGCTGTGGTTAAAGTAAACCCTGTAGCTGAACCTGTGCCAACAAACCCTTGTGATTTATTGTAATACGATTGATTTGTTTTTGTAATTAATCCCATTTATTATAAATTTTCTAATTGAACTTGTGAGTTTGCTTCAGCACTAGCAGCTTGAATTATTTGTGGGTCACTGATTACAACCCCAGCATATTTTAAAATTCCAATAATTAATTGAACTCTATCAGAAATATGCAAGTCAAAATCAGTAGATGCCGAAGCGGTGTATGTAATAGCCCCATAAGCATCTGTAGCACCTCCCCATACTGGTTCCGCTGGTATTTTTATATAGTCAAAAGTAATATTCTCACCAACTAAACTCATAGGACTTACTTTAATACTTTGATGATCTCTATAATAAACAGGATAAGTTTTGGATGGGGCTGTTAATTTAGAAGAATTAACATAAGTAAATTCTGATTTATTTATTTCATCAAAATTTACTGTTCTATTTAATCTTGAAAGATTAATTACTTTATATATATCTGTAGGTAATATAAAGTTGCCACTTACTAAATCAGTGCTTTCTATTGGAAACGTATAAGGATTATTTGCGCCTGTCATTAACGCTTGGGCAATAGTAATTACATCGCCCGCTGCATAACCTGATCCCGCTTCTGTAACTGTTATTGAAACAAAATTATTTGCGGTGGCTACAACAGTAACTTTTAAACCTGTGCCACTACCATTTGAAGTTGTGGCTAAATTTGAATATGTACCGGCTGTAACTTGTGTAGGAATACTAACACCCGTAGTTGTTGTTCTAGTCCTTACATTTGTACCAACTTTTATTCCGTTAATACCATACATTAATAAATTTGCTTCTTTAGATAAAATATCTATTTTTTCTTTAATATTTGATGGAATATCACCGTATTCTGATACAGAACGATTTAAATTACTTTTTACAACTGCTCTATTGTAGTCATAAAAGTTTTTTTCTAATATATCAAGTTGGACCTGTGAACCTATTTTATTAAATTCATCTGGCGTTAAAAAACCTCTTGATTCTTTATTTAGTATTGATAATACTGTTTTATATGTTGTATCAACTGATATTGCCATAATATTTTTTTATATAATGATTAAGCCGCTTACTTGCGGCCTAACCACTATAAGCATTTTATTTTAATTTTTTTTCAATAGTTTGATAAACTTCAACACCTTCATCTGTTTTAAACCACGCAGCTAAAGCTGAATACGGATTTTCATCAAATGGAACTGTTATAAGTTTTCTTCCTGTCGATGCCCAAGTAAATGTTCTTTGGTCATTTGATAAAACAATAATATTTCTTTCTGCTGCTTTTATACCAACATTTCTAATATTTATGTTTTCATCATTTGCAAGTTCTAAGAATAATTCTGGGTTGTTACGAGCAAATAGTAATAAATCTCTTTTAAGCTCCTTAGAAGTCATCGTAGATACCTTGTCGCCCAATTCTGTTCTTAATATTGCTTCAGCGTGATCAACATCTACGCCTTGCGCTGTTGTTAATGCACTAATTTCTAATTCAATAAAATCAAGATCGTCTTCGGCTATTTTAACAGGGTTGTGTTCTATAAATCTATTCCCTAAATCAGGGTGCATAGATAAAAACTTTTGTAAAATTTGTTTTTCTTTTGGAACGTATAAATTACCATCTCTGAAAATAATATGTGATAATCTTTGCGGTCCTTTCATTTCATCTACAAATACTGTTTTTTGATTTTCACAGTATTTAATTTCTCTTTCGTATCCTTTTTCTTCGTCAAACCATAATATACCTCTGGATTTTACCATATAAACTATTGGCGTTTCATTTATGCACAGTTCATATATTTTATCCTTTATTTCCCATTTAGGTTTAACTTCTTTTGTTTTTTCTTTAATTTTTGTCATGATATAATATAATATAATTAATAAAAGCAAAGAGTACCCCCACTATTACCGTGGGGATAAACTTTACGTCAAATTTATGAGTCAAATCTCATGAAGTTGTTAGCAGCTTGTACTACTAAACATCTTTCTGAAAGATAGTGAATCTCCATTTTGTCATCACCGATTGTAGATGCTCCACCTACTGAACCAGTAACCCAAGATTTTAATTTTCTATCGTCAGCTTGAGAAGCTCTATATCTTACGTGTAAGAAAGGTCTTCTAACATTGCTTCCTAAGTTTTGGTCATATACTGAAGATGTTCCAGCAGGAACTAAAAGTCCTTTTAATGATCCTACAGAACCTCTTGTAGATTTATCGTTAAGATATTTCCAGTCAGTTTTGTAGAAGTCATAAGAACCTCTTCTGAATCCTGTGAATCCAAGGTTTAATGCCATATCTTCAGAGTTGTTAAATACTCCGTAAGCAGTTCCACCTTGTGCTCCAGATGATAAACCAGCTAATAAGTCATCTATGTAAAGATTTGCATCTCTATCTAAGAATAACATATTTTCTTCGATAGCTCCTTGCTTGTCTAATTCTTTTAATAAAAGATCAAACTCAGGAAGCTTATCAGCAGCTGGAGTAGCTGAGTCAAATTGGTTTGTCGCTACGATACCTCTAGATCCGATAGCAGCTAGTAAACCTTCAGAACCTTCAGGAATATCAGCGTCTGCACTTGAATGAGATTTTTCTGATTCAATTGCAATCATTTCTAAATAGTCATCAAATCTTGCTTTTGTATCAGCAGAAGATTTTAAGTACCATAAGTATCCAGACTCTCCGCCTTCACCACTTACTTGTACCCACCCGATTTGAGCAGTGTCAGATCCGTTGATTTCAAAGTGATCTTTGATAATCATTGGCTTGTTAGTGAAAGTTTTGAAACCAGGCTCAACAGATTCAGTCATACTAGCAGTTCCTTTTTTGAATTCAGAACCGTATACGAAAAATTTGATTGCTTGATTGTCTGTAGTCGCGATTCCCGCTAGGTCATCAACGTTTTCAGCACCGTAAGGCTTAATTGTTAAAGCGTTGTTAGCTGTTTCAACTCCAACTTTAACGAAAGCTTTAAATACAATACTGTTTACCTCACATACTAATGTTGCTCCTTTTCTGATCGCGTGTGTTTCAGAAGCTCCAGAGTCAATACCAGTAATAGCGTCGATTGCACCTGTAACAGGATTAATCTCACCGTTGTAAGATAAGTGTAGTCTACCTTGCTCAGACCAAATTACTTGATCAGAAGACATAGGCATTTCTGCACTAATTTGTGAAAGGAATCCAGAAATAGTTCTGTTCCCGTATCTCTGTACTTCACTTTCGTAAAGCTCAGGTAGATATTGTTTAGCCCATCCGTCATTTTGGATGTCTAAGTAACTCCCTAGTGTAGTCATCTTCGATGCCGAAGGAGTTAAAATGCTGCCAGCCAATGGGCCAGCAAATGATGCGTTTGTTGCCATTTTTTAAAATAGTTTTTAATTAATAATTCTTAAGTTTAAATTTTAGCTTAGAATTATCATCCCCAGAAATAGCTTTTACTTTTAATCCACCAGCATCAACATATCCGCTAGAAGTTTTTCTAGGATCCATATTAATGTTTTTAGCTTCGGCACTCATTTGTTTGATTGCATCTGCTTTACCTTGTTCATAAAAATGGTTAGCTATTTTGTCAGGATTAGAAGCGGCAAATAAAGCTTTATGGTAACCCCCGGCGTCCTGTAACATTTTATTGTCACCAACATATCTATTGAAAACATTCAATAAATCACTCTGAGTTTCTTTTACTTTATTAACATCTTTTACATTGAAACGGTGTTTCTTGTCTCCTACGTTGAAATTAAAACCTTTAAATTCTTCGCTAAAAACTTTACTAGTTTCTTGTTGAAAATGTTTTGTTTGCTGCTTTAATAATTCTTCAGCTGATTGTTGCTCTTTATTGTATCTGTCAAAAAATTCAATAGCTTTTTGCTGTTCAGGAGCTAATCTGGAACCCAACTTGACTTCCTTATAGTACTTTTCCTTAGTTTCGTTTAAAAACTTATTGGCATTTGCGACTTCCTCTTTGAGAGCAAGTTTTTTTCTTTTAATATCCCTTTCCTCATCGATTTCTGCGTCAAATGAAAATTTATCGTCTAATAAAAACGACACTTCATCATAACTCAAATGAGGCTTAGTTTGTTTATAGTATTCTCTTAATAATGTATTTTCATCTACATTTGAATAGTCAGCGCTAAGTCTAACGTAATCTTCAAGAGTTCCACCAGTTTCTTCCATAAATTTTACCAGATCTTGTATATTTTCTGGTAAGTTTACTTCTGGTTCTTGTGTTTTTTCTTCCTGTAATACTTCTTCAGGTTCCGGTGTGGCGTCGGGAGCTTTAACGCTTCCATCCACTCCTTCCTCTTCAGTATTATTTTTTTCATTTTCAATAATTTCTTCCAGTACAGGCTCTTCTACTTTTTCTTGCTGTACTTCTTGCAGTTCCACTTTGGCTTCTTCCCCATTTTTTTCATCTTCGCTGCTTCCGCGTAACACGCCATCTTCTGGGCTTTGTTTTTGAACGGCATCTGTTTCTTCTTTTGATTGATTAATTTTTCCTAAATCCACAGTGTAATCGCCATCTTCGTTAGTTGATAGCTTTTGTACCTCTGCTTCTTTTTCAGCAATAGACTTTTCTTCGATGTCTAAAGCTTCTGCTTTGATGTTTTCTGACATAATAAAATATAATTGTTTAAGTATTATCTTGGATCAAATTGTTCTAATCCAAATCCACCTAAGTTATCAAACCCAGCGGATTCAAAGTTTTTTGGTGGTTTTCCAGATTTTCTCTGGTCTATAAGTTCACTTTGTTGTGAAGCTTGTATTTTTGTTCTTTTATCTTTACGATCTTCTTTATACTTCTCTTTATTGTTAATCACCTGATTGTCCTGCTCTTTAAGCTTCATATTAAGCTGAAACTCAAACTCCATTAGTTCTTTTTTAATTTGTGCTTCTCTTTCAAGTTTTGCAATATCAAATTGCGATTGTGCTTGTGCAATTTGTACTTTTGTTTCAGCAATCCCTTGCTGTTTTTGTATTTCTGCGGCGGCCCCTGCTTGAGCTGACTGAGCGTTAGCTTGAGACTGTGCTTGGATATTTTCCATTTGGATTTGTCTATCTTTTTCAAACTTTTGCTTTCTTCTTAATTTCAACAACTGATTAGCTAATTTTAAATTTCTAATTTCTCTAACATCAATAGCATCTTCTAATTCTATTTGCTTTTGTGTAATAGCCATTTGTATGTTATTTTCCAACAATTGTTTTTCTTCTTCGTCTGGAGATAATTCCAAAAATATTCCAAAATCATGAATATGTAAATCTTTAATTTCAGCAAGAGTAGCAACATCAACTTTACCTAACGATTGTATGAAAGAATTTTTAGTATTTGAAAACTCTAATATATCAGATATTCTTAATGATATTGCTTCCGCAGTTTTTAAAGTAATATATAAACCGGCTTGTAATATATGTCTTGTAGCTGTATTTGAATTAGCAGCAGCTATTTTTTGTAAACCAACTAGTGCATTTCTATCTGGCGTGCTACCATCTCTTGCCTCATTCAACCCTGTAACATCTCGCATCATTTGCAAATAATAATTATAAGATTGTATTAAGCTTTGTATTTTTGAACCACCAGCACCAGCTCTTAATTCTTGTATTGGTACTTTCCCATTATTAAATTCACCATCTTGTGTCATTGATCTACCAATAACAGAACCTGTTTGGAAATACATATTTAGTGCTTCCTGAGCATTATAATTTGTACCATTACCTAAATCTATTTCAGCAATACCATCTGCATCTAAATAAACACCATCTGGCACCATTCTTGATAATACCTGTTGAAGTTTT